TACTAGAAGTCCCAATGAGTTCGATACGCTTATCCCAGTTGGTCTGTTGCCTGCCTTCTGGAGGGCTGAGTGATGGCCCCATGTGCTGAACTATGCCACAAATATTTGTTGCTTGCAATACTTGCATTGTGATAGCATTTGTTAAACATCAAGACGCATGGGGATTGTTAGGCTGAGGCTAGGCCAACCACCTTTAACGGAGAGAATCAGTCCCCAGCCGTGTTGGTGTAGCTCAGTCTGGTAGAGCAGTAAAGAACCTAGGCAATCTTTACAGGACATTGGTTCAAATCCAATTGCCAGCAATTCTGTTCAACAGCTTTCTTCAAGGAGATAAACATGGAAGCTAAAGGCACTCTGCGTAAGAACCCACGCAAAGAGAAAGACTCTCATCCCGATCTGACAGGCAAGTGGACTGATTCCACTGGACAACAATTCTGGTTGTCTGCCTGGCGCAATGTTGACCAACAATCTGGCAATGTCTGGTTCAGCTTGAAACTGGGCGCTCCTGTCGAACCAAAACAAGAAATGGCTCCTGTTACCGCTCATAGCGCTGCCAAGGCTAATGCCTATCAGCCAATGGATGACGACATCCCATTCTGATGACCGACAAAGTCGAAAAGAAGTCTAACGGCTCCTACCCATCTGTTCGTGGATGGGGTGGAGTTCGTAATGTCGTGCAGCGCATTGAACGCTCACAGACTATTGTTGCCAATCGTGAGGCTGTGGCTTATAGCCTGCTCACAATGGCCAACACCAAGATCACAGACATCATGGAATGGGATGACTCTGGCAATGTGCGTGTCAAAGCCAGCTCCAAGATTCCTGAACACGCACTGCAATCAATCAAGAAGATCAGCCAGAAGGTTGACAAAGAAGGCAATGCCACGATTGAGATTGAGTTGTTTGACAAAGTGCAAGTCTTGCGTATCTTGGCAAAGGCATCTGGATTGCTAGACACTCCCGATGATGGTCAAAAACCTAGCGTAATTGGTATCAATATCCAAGCACCTGATGATGTGGAGCCTAAATATGAGTGATGTTCTTTTTCTTTTGATCGGTGTTGGCATCGGTCTGTTCATGCGTTTGATCTTGGCATTCATTGATGTATCAATCAAAGAGATTGAGAAAAAATGACACAAGATGAAATCATTGAGATGGCTAAAGAGGCTGGCATGGAAGTTCACGGCGGCAAGAAACAGATTCGAGTTGGGTTAGATGTATTTACTGGTGACGATACAACAAACCAAGTCGTAGCTTTTGCCAAACTGGTAGCAGCTAAAGAGCGTGAGGCGTGTGCATTAATATGCGAAAACTTTGCAGACACTGACAGCTACGATGGCGGCATTACAACTGAATATCACGCTATTTTGATTCGTCAAAGAGGTGAAGCGTGAGCGATGAATTTGCACTGTCAAGCCTAAACATTGACCTGCGTTCTAGTCCTGTTGCATTCAAGTTCTTGCAAAGCAATGCCTTTGTAACAGGCATCATGGGTCCAGTAGGTTCTGGCAAGTCGTTTGTCAGTGCCGCCAAGATCATGGTCAAGGCTGTTCAACAAAAGCCATCTCCCATTGATGGCATCCGTTACAGCCGATTCGTGATTGTGCGTAACAGTTATCCCGAACTCAAGACAACCACGCTCAAAACTTGGGCTGATCTTTTTCCAGAGAATGTCTATGGCCCGATTCTTCACACACCACCTATCACACATCACATCAAGTTGCCACCCAGAGGTGATGCGGCAGGGATTGATTGTGAGGTTATATTTTTGGCTTTGGATCAGCCTAAAGATGTGCGTAAGTTGCTTTCGCTTGAACTCACAGGTGCTTGGGTTAACGAAGCAAAAGAATTACCAAAAGCTGTCATTGACGGCCTTACACACAGGGTTGGTCGCTACCCAACAAAGCGTGATGGTGGAGCCTCATGGCATGGTATCTGGATGGATACTAACCCAATGGATGATGACCACTGGTGGCACAGAATCGCAGAAAAAGAACCCATAAATGGCAAGTACGCTTGGAAGTTCTTTAAGCAACCTGGCGGTGTGATCGAAGTCACTTCTGACGAACTACCAGAAAATCCAGAGGCCAATGACCACATTTTTGCGTCTGGCAAATGGTGGAAGATCAATCCCAAAGCAGAGAACATCAAGAACTTGCCACCTGGCTACTACTTGCAACAACTTGCAGGTAAGACGCTGGACTGGATTCGCTGTTATGCAGAAGGCAAATACACCTTTGTGCAAGATGGCAAGTCAGTGTGGCCAGAGTATGACGACAACATCATGTCTGCTGACCTTGAGCCTGACCCAAGCCTGCCAATTCAGATCGGCCTTGACTTTGGTTTGACACCTGCCGCTGTTTTTGGGCAAAGATTACCCAATGGACAATGGCGTGTCCTGCATGAGATTGTAACTTTTGATATGGGTCTGGAGCGTTTTGGTCAATCCTTGTTGGCTGAACTGCAACTGCACTTTCCAAAGTACGATGTCCGCATCTGGGGTGACCCTGCTGGTCTGCAACGCGATGCCATTTATGAGACAACAGCCTTTGAATACCTGAGATCGCTTGGGTTAAAGGCAGAGCCAGCGCCAACTAACGAGTTCAAGGCTCGTCGGGAAGCTGCCGCTGGTCCGATGAACCGCATGGTGCAGGGCAAGCCAGGCTTATTGGTCAACAAAAAGTGCAAGCTGGTCAGGAAATCGCTGTCTGGTGGCTACCACTTCAAGCGGGTTGCCGTGGGCGCAGGCCAAGAACGCTTCAAAGACACGCCAAACAAGAACGAACACTCCCATGTGGGTGACGCTTTTGGCTATTTGATGTCTGGTGGCGGTGAATATCGCCAACTAACTCGCGGTTCAGCCAAACCAAGTGGCGTACCCTTCATTGCCCAGACCATTACAAACACAGATTTTGATGTCTTTTCCTGATTTCCCTGTCAATCCAGCACTTCAGTTTGTGCCATTCCATGAGGCTCACCTGATGAGCCTGCAAATTGACAATAAATACAGCCAGACAATCTCCAGAGTCCTGCCAATCAACCAGATGATTGCGGCTCAAGCTAAACATGGAGATGCTTTCACTGCGATATTACATGGCAATCCAGTTGCTTGCTTTGGATCGGTTCGCATCTGGACTGGCGTAGAGGAAATGTGGCTACTCATGGAGGAAAGAGGGCGTGAATACGCCAAAGCACTCACTAGAGCGGCCATTGCCTATCGTGATTTCAGAGTGATATCAGGTAACTTGCATCGTTTACAAATTACTGTAAGATGCGAGGACATGAGGGCTGTCCGTTGGGCAAGGGCCATTGGATTCACCATCGATGGGATGATGATTGCTTATGGTCCAGACGGCTCTGACTACTACTTGATGTCAAGGACTTGATTATGGGAAGCATTGTTAGCGATATTATGGGCATTGATGACGGCAGTGCTGCTCGTCAACAGATGGCAAAGCAAGAAGAAAAAATTGCTGTGCAAGAAGCCGCTACTGCTGTCAAAGAAAGCAAACTAGCTCAAGAAACACAAAAGCGTGTCGTTGCTCGTCGTGGCGGTGGCCAGCGTATGTTGCTTTCAAAAGAGCGCCCTGATGCAGAGTTGGGTATCCAGTCAACTTTGGGCGGCTAATCATGGAACAAAAAGAAAAGTTCCAGAAGAAAGTCGCCAAAGTTATGCGCGAGTACAAGGCTGGTAGCCTGCACTCTGGCAAAGGTGGTCCTGTTGTCAAGAACGAAAAGCAGGCAATTGCTATTTCTTTGAGCGAGGCGCGTAGAGCCGCGAAGAAATAATGGCAGTAACACCTGTCGAACTTGAGTCAGTTACAACCAAGTCAAGATTTGTTACTGCTGTCCAAAAGAACAACGCTGGCACTTATGTAGTTGCTGGCGCTGACGCACCGCTAATCATGGTTGATGTAAATCATCAGCGTAACCATGATGGTCGTGCGTTCTTTGCTTTCAAAATCAATCCAACATCATCCAAACTTGGTGCTGGTTCAAGCATTGACATTGTGATTGCATCTCCAGATGGCGTGTTTCCACACATAACTGTTGACGCATTTTGCCAAGGTGATGCTGAGTTATACATTTATGAAGGCACATCTACAACAGGTGGCACTTCATTTACACCAATCAACAGAAACCGCAACTACGCTGTAAGCAATCCAAGCCAAGTTGCTATGGTTGTTAATCCAACTGTGTCATCTGTTGGAACAATGCTTGATGCTCAGATTGTTCCTGGTGGAGTTGGACATAAATCAGCTGGTGCTGGCGCTGGCTCACTGGAATATGTCTTGAAGCCTTTGACGAACTATATGTTCCGTCTGACCAATGTGAATGGCACTTCACACGCTGCTTATTTAACTTTGGAGTGGTACGAATAATGGCAACAAGAAACATGATTGAAGACCAAGACACTGAAGAAGAATACCAGTGTCCATTGGCAACAAGGGATGTTCTTACAAACCTAAAGAATCGTAACTGGGCATTTAAGAATGTCGGTTATGGTCCAGCAAACCCATTGGATGAGAAAAACAATGAGGCTTTCTGGTTGCGTAAGGAACTGATCTGGAACACAAACGCTGAAGAAGCGCGTGGTATGAGATGCGGCAATTGCGCCGCTTTCATTCAGACAGAGCAAATGATGGATTGCATCAAGTCTGGTATTGAAGCCAAGAATCCAGAAGAAGAATCTGGATATGACGAAGATGTAATTGAAACAGCGCAACTAGGATTCTGTGAGTTGTTCCATTTCAAGTGCGCTGGAACTAGAACTTGTGATGCTTGGTTAGTCGGTGGTCCGATAACTGACGAAATGGAAGATGAGGATTGATATGGCAAAAATTAGCGTAGATCAAATTATTGAGCGTCACAAGATTGCTCAGAACCGCAAAGATGACTTCCGTAGCCTGTATGAAGATGCTATGGAGTTTGCCCTGCCACAACGCAACTTGTATGGTGGCGAGTACGAAGGCAAGGTAGGCGGCAAGAAGAAGATGACACGAGTGTTTGACTCGACAGCCATCAATTCAACCCAGCGCTTTGCCAACCGCTTGCAATCAGGCATCTTCCCTCCACAGCGCAAGTGGTGTCGTCTTGAGCCTGGTAGCGAGATTCCAATGAATCGTCGCACACAAGCCCAGACTGTGCTGGATGTCTACAACGACAAGATGTTTGCTGTTCTCAAGCAGTCAAACTTTGACATTGCTATGGGTGAGTTCTTGCTGGACTTGTCTGTTGGCACTGCTGTGATGCTGGTTCAGCGTGGTGATGCTGTCAACCCAATTAACTTTATCCCTGTCCCGCAATACCTTGTGTGCTTTGAAGAAGGCGCAAATGGCCAAGTGGACAATGTGTATCGCAAGATGCGTATTAAGGGTGAGTCAATCCAGCAACAATGGAAAGATGCAAACATTCCAGAAGATTTGCAAAAGCAGATCATGGACAAGCCTACCGCTGATGTTGACTTGGTTGAAGCAACCATCTACAACTACGCAACTGGTGACTATGGCTACTATGTCATCCATGAGAAGTCTAAGTCTCAGTTGGTGTATCGCAAGAAGAAGACATCTCCTTGGATCGTCAGCCGATACATGAAGGTTGCTGGTGAAATCTATGGTCGTGGTCCTGTTTTGACAGCATTGCCTGACATCAAGACTTTGAACAAGACCAAAGAACTGTTGCTCAAGAATGCTTCATTGGCCATCACTGGTGTCTACACTGCCGCTGATGATGGTGTGTTGAATCCTGCAACCATCAAGATCACACCTGGTGCAATCATTCCTGTTGCTCGTAATGGTGGACCACAGGGCGAGGCATTGAAGCCATTGCCTAAAGCTGGTGACTTCAATGTGAGCCAGTTGGTTATCAATGACTTAGTGCAGTCAATCAAGCGTACTTTGCTTGATGAGTCTTTGCCTCCAGACAACATGAGCGCTCGTTCAGCAACTGAGGTGGTTGAGCGCATGAAAGAATTGTCGCAAAACCTTGGCTCTGCCTTTGGTCGTCTGATTAACGAAACCATGATTCCTTTGGTTACAAAGGTGCTGGAAGTTATGGATGAGGATGGCATGATTGACTTGCCACTGAAGGTCAATGGCCTTGAAGTTAAGGTCAGCCCAGTGTCTCCATTGGCTATGGCTCAGAACTTGGATGAAGTCAACAACATCATCCAGTTCATGCAGATTGCCCAAGGTCTTGGCCCAGAGGGTCAGATGGCAATCAAGGCTGGCGCGGCAGTTGACTACATTGGTGACAAGTTGGGTGTACCCGCTATTGTTCGTGCAGGTCCAGAGGAGCGTAAAGCCATGATGGAGCAGATTGCACAGCAAGCGCAACAAATGCAACAGCCTGCACAACCAGCTTTAGGAGCGCCAGCAGCGCCTGAAATGGGAGCTATGGCATGAGCGGATGGGATGATTTAGAAGCTGGCTCACAAGTCATCGAATTAGACCAAAAGCACATTGATATAAACCTTCTCTTTGCCAGAACCTTTGGCACGGAGGAGGGTCAGAAGGTGTTGGCTTGGATGCGAGAGAACTATCTTGAGCAACCATGCTGGCAACCAGGCACGGATTCCTCCTTTGGGCAATGGAGGGAAGGACAAAACACTGTCATCCGTGAAATTGAAGCCCGAATTAAGAGAGCCAAAAACCAATGAGTGAAGACGCAAATGACAACTCTGGCCTGCTTGACAATGTAACAGTTGAAGACGAGCAGACAACCACGAGCCAAGAGCAACCTAACCTCGACCATATCCAGAAACAACCAGACGCAGAGGACAACACGCCTATTGAGCGCCCTGACTTCTGGCCTGAGAAGTTCTGGAACAAAGACAAAGCGGAGCCTGACTTAGAGGGCATCAGCAAGTCTTACAGTGAACTGGAAAAGCAGTTCCGATCTGGTAAACACAAAGCACCTGAAGGCGGTAAATACGACCTTGATGCTGCCAGTCTGAAAGCAGATGATCCTGTTGCTAAAGCCTATGTCGATTGGGCAAGCAGATATGGCATCAGCCAGCAGGCTTTTGAAGACCTAGCCAAGCAGATCACAGGCATGGGTGCAGAACAAGTCCAGCAAGCCCAGTTATCGGCCAAGCGTGAGCGTGAAGCTCTTGGTCCTAATGCAGATGCCATCATTGGCAATATGACCTCTTGGGCGCGTGGCATGGTGCAAAAGGGTATTTGGTCTGCTGATGACTTTGAGGAATACAAAGTCTGGGGTGGCACTGCACAAGGCATGAAGGCTTTGATGAAGTTGCGTGAAACTTACGAGGGCAGGGTTCCTGTTGACACCATCAAGAACACCAACACTGAAGGTTCTATGTCCAAAGAGGATTTGGAGCAGATGGTTGCTGATCCTAAGTACAGGTCTGACCCAGCTTACAGAGCAAAGGTTGAAAAACTGTTTGAAAAGATGTACAGTTAAGCCGCTGGTGAAAGCCAGTTGCTTCATGTAAATCTCCTATCTAGGGTTAACCCTCTGTTCGCAGGGGGTTTTTTTTCGGCTATACTGATTGCGTTGTCGTCGAAAGCAACAAGAGTTAGCCGCTTATTCATGCAATTTCGCTTTACCAAATAACCTCGTGGGAGGGATATTTGTTAAGGTTTCGACCGAGATTGCAGTAGTAAGCGGCTTTTTTGTTTTTACGATGACCGTCAGGGCGCGTTAGCTGATGGTCTGCATGGACTGAACCCGAAAAACACCTGGCTTGGTACACCCCCAAGATAACCAGACTAGCCTGTTAGCGAGGGACTAGGGTAGACAGAGTGAAAGCGGTGGGACAAGCGCTCTGTTGGATGAATCGCTACCTCATGGGTACTCTGGATTGGACTACAAGATTAGTCCCTTCGGGAGGGGCTGGATACCTCTGCTATCCACCCTTGGGGAAACTATGTTAAAAAATAGTTGACACAAGTATAAAAATATGGTTTAGAATGTAAACATGGACAACCGCAAGGCCCATGACAGCAGTAGTCTGCTCATCGGTGCGATGTAAAGCACAAGTCAAGGCCCAGAGTTATCTGGACAACCAGCGGCAATAAACCTTTACCAACAACCTGTTTCAGGAGAAACACAATGGCAGTTAGCATTTCTAACGCTTTTGTAACCCTGTTCGACACGGAAGTTAAGCAGGCATATCAAGCTGATGCTGTCCTGCGTAACACTGTCCGTCTTCGTACTGGCGTTACTGCGTCTACACACAAGTTTCCTAAGATTGGCTCTGGCGTTGCTCAAGTTCGCGTTCCGCAAACTGATGTGACACCTTTGAATGTGACCTACTCACAGGCCACAGTGACCCTGTCTGACTGGATCGCCGCTGAATACAGCGACATCTTCAACCAAGCTAAAGTCAACTTTGACGAGCGTAGCGAATTGGTGCAAGTGGTTTCTAAAGCCATTGGCCGCCGTTCTGACCAACTCATCATTGATGCCTTGGCTGCTTCTAGCACCAGCTTGACTGTGTCTAACGACATCGGCGGTAGCGACACCAACTTGAGCGTTGCTAAGTTGCGTGAAGCACAGCGTTTGATGAACGCTGGCAATGTGCCAATGGAAGATCGCTACATCGTGATCCACGCTTCTAACTTGTCTAACCTGTTGTCTGAGACTGCTGTGACTTCCAGCGACTTCAACACAGTGAAGGCTTTGGTGCAAGGCGAATTGGACACCTTCTTGGGCTTCAAGTTCATCACTTTGGGTGATCGTTCTGAAGGCGGCTTGACTGGCGGTGGCTCTGGCTCTGACCGCGTTGTCTACGCTTACCACAAGAATGCAATCGGCATGGCTGAAGGCATGGGCGTTCGCTCTGAAATCAACTACATCCCTGAGAAGACCTCTTGGTTGGTGTCGTCGATGTTCTCTGCTGGCGCTGTTGCAATCGACGCTGGTGGCATTGTTGCTATCACCTGCCGCGAATAAGGAGAACTGACATGGCATATTCTGCATCTGGTTTAAACACCATTGGTGGTCAATCTAAAGGTGGTGCTGCTCCACAAGTGTGGTCTTACACTACCACTGACGCAATCGCTGATGTGAACACCGCTGGCTATTTCAATAGCGCAGCATCGTTGCTCAAAGTTGGCGACATCGTCTTCTGCCATACCAGCACTGGTGGTACTCCCGCGATGACAATCGTGTGGGTGAACGCTAATAGCGGTACTGTGGTTGATGTTGTTGACGGCTTGACTGTTACAGCAACCGACTCTGACTAATCAGTAGTCAAATGAACAGGCCAGTCACTGAGTATTCGGGGGCTGGCCTTTCTCGCATTTAGAGGTGATGTATGGCAAGTGGTGATAACGATCTAAAAGTTTGCTCTGACGCTTTGCTGTTGCTTGGCGCGGCTCCAATCTCGTCTTTCAATGAAGGCACAGATGGCGCTAATGTCTGTGATCGTATTTACCCAGACTTGAAAAAGTCTACGCTCCAATCATTTCCTTGGTCTTTCTCGTTTAAGAAAGTCCAGTTGGCAAGGACAATCAACACTCCTGTCAACCAATACAAATACGAATACCAGCTTCCATCGGATCGCTTGGGTACTGTTCGTCGTGCTTACAACAGCACAGCCGTTGGCGCAGGCACTTTCACTGATTGGGTAATCCAAGGTGACAAGCTGTTGACCAACCAAGAGACAGTCGTTATCGACTACCAATATCTACCTACGGAGGCTGAAATGCCTTCGTATTTCATCCAATTGCTAAAGTACATGATGGCTTGGCATTTGGCTGACCCGATTACTGACCAAGTCGCAAAGACTCAGCAATGGCAGATTACTGCTGTTGGCACACCTGGCGAGAATGGTCGTGGTGGCTATTTCCGCACCGCAATGGTGATTGACGGACAGGGCAACACATCTGCTGCATTTGAAGACTTCAGCCTGATCGCAGTGAGGAACTGATGACACGATTAGTCAGCATCCAGACAAACTTCAGTAGTGGTGAGATTGACCCGCTGCTTCGTGCGCGAGTTGATCTTAAACAGTACCAGAATGGCGCTGAGACACTGACTAATGTATTGGTGCAACCACAAGGCGGTGTTCGTCGTCGTGGTGGCCTGAAGTATCTGATGGAGATTCCTAGCGGTGCATCACCTGCTAGTGGCACTCGATGCGTTCCATTTGAATTCAGCGTTGATGACAGCTATATGCTCATCTTCGCTAACCAGCGTATGTATGTCTTCAAAGACAAGACTTTGATTACCAACATCAATGGCTCTGGTAATCCATACCTTTCTGTGTCTGCTGTGACTAGTAGCATCTTGTCAACAATGTGCTGGACTCAGTCTGCTGACACGCTCATCATCACACACAAAGACATCAACCCAATCAAGATTGTCCGTGGTGCTACTGATGCAAGCTGGACTGTAAGCAACATCTCGTTTACAAGCATTCCTAAGTATGCTTACACACTGGCAACAAGCAATCCATCTGCTACTCTGACACCATCTGCTGTGTCTGGCAGTATCACGCTGACTGCATCTGCCAGTGTGTTTACTTCTGGAAGTGTTGGTCAGTATGTGAACGCTAACCCACAAGGTCGCGCTCGTATTGTTGGATACACAAGCGGCACAGTGGTGACTGCTGTGACTGAAGTTCCATTCTTTGACACTACTGCCATTGCATCTGGCCAATGGGAATATGAGTCTGGCTATGAAGATGTTTGGTCTTCTTCAAAGGGATGGCCACGAACCTGCACATTCCATGAAGGTCGTCTGTATTTTGGTGGCTCTAAGTCTCGACCATCTACTGTCTGGGGTAGCAAGGTTAGCTTGTTCTTTGACTTCACGCCTGACCAAGCCTACGACGATGATGCTATTGAAGCCACTCTAGACACCAACAGCTTGAATGTGATTACAGACATGATTTCTGGTCGTGACCTGCAAGTGTTCACGACTGGTGGTGAGTTCTATGTGCCTCAGTCTGGCCTTGATCCAATCACGCCTGCAAACTTCTTTGTTCGTGCTGTAAGCCGTAGCGGTTCTCGTGAAGGCATCCGTGTGCAAATCTTGCAGTCTGGCACTTTATACATTCAGCGACAAGGCAAGGCGCTCAACGAGTTCCAGTTCAGCGACACCACTCTGTCTTACATCAGCACCAGCATCAGCTTATTGTCCAGCCATCTGATTAACAATCCGCAAGAGTTGGCCATGCGTAAGGCAACATCGACTGAGGAATCAGACACACTGTTCATGCTGAATGGTGATGGCACGATGGCTGTCTACTCGATCTTGCGCCAGCAAGAGGTTGTGGCTCCAAGCAGATTCAATACTGATGGCTCTTTCAAAGATGTCGGTGTTGACATTGAAGATGTGTATGTCGTTGTTAAGCGCACTTTTAACAGCGTTGATAAGTATTATGTTGAAGTGTTTGATACTTCTACATTCACAGATTGCGCTTTTACTGGTGGTGTTGCTTCTAGCGTATCCAGCCTGCCTCACATTGGTAAATCGCTAAATGTCATTTGTGATGGCAATGTGCTGTCTGATGAGACTGTCAGCGGTGGTGGCTCTGTGACATTTGACCATGCCAGCACAACCAGCTATGAGGTTGGTTTGCCGTTCACAGTGACAGTTAAGACTTTGCCAGTTGAGCCACGATTGGCTGCTGGTGTGCGTACTGGCTTTGTCAAGCGGATCATTGAAGTTAACGCTTTGCTGTATGAAACTCAGCATCTGACAATCAATGGCAACTTGGTTCCAATCCGAACATTGGACACTGCCAACATCCTTGACAACGCTATGCCTGAATTCACTGGAACAAAGAAAGTTGGCGGTATCCTTGGATACGACCAAGATGCACAAATTACAATTGGTCAAGACTTGCCGTTGAAAATGACACTGCTTGGTCTTGAGTACAAACTTTCAATCTACGGAGGTACTTGATGGAAGCCGCAACCGCAATGTATATTGCCGCCGCAGCGTCTGCGGCAAGTGCAATGGCATCGGCACAACAGCAGGCTGTTGGTATGCGTCTTCAGGCGCAACAAGCAGAGTTGCAAGGTCGTCAAGGTGCTTTGAACTACAACAAGCAAGCCAATGCAGTGCTTGAGCGTCAGAATCAATTGGCCGCAACAATCCGCGCTCGTGCTGTTGCTGGCGGTGTAAATCCTGATACTGGCAGTGCATTGACATTGCAAGAGGTTAACGCTGAAAAAGCAGGTCAAGAATTTGAGTTGGCCAAGTCAAATGCTGAGATATCTCTGTATGGTGGTTTGGCTCAATCGCAAAGTCTTGAGGCTGGCGCTGGAACAACAGAGACTCTTGGCTTGCTCAATGCCGCATCTACTGCTGGCATGGGTTACTATCGTGGTCAACGATTAGCCACACCTGGAGCGACAAAATAATGGCTGACTTACCACGCTATCAATCATTGGGTGTGCAGGTCGCTGATCTGCCACGCATTAGCACTGCTCCACAACAGGCCGCATCACAGGGTTTGTCAAGCCTGTCTCAGAACTTGGATCGTATGCTGTCGTATGCGGAAGACGCTGCGGTGACAGAAGCCAAGAAGCAGGCTATCAAATACGCTGTGGAGAATCCTCCTACTCGTGAGCAGTTGATGACTGCCATGAAAGAGCCTGAGACTTTGAAAGTTAAAGGTGCTGGTCCTGTATTCCAAGAGACATATCAAAAGGCATTGGCTCAGTCCTTGTCTACTGACCTGCAATTGGAAGCCAGTGCAGAACTGACAAACATCACGAACCAGTTCCAAGTTGGCAAGTTGACAATGCAACAAGCCAAGCAAAAGATGATTGATTTGATGGATGGTCAGTCTGCTTTGATGGTTTCTGTCAGCCCAGAAGTTTCCTTGTCTCATCGTGGCACTATGGCTACGATGGCAAACACTGTCTTCAAGAAGATTTCAGACATTGAGCGTGATACTTTTATTGGAATCGAAAAAGCTAAGTATGAGACATCACTGAATGGCTTGACTGCTCGTATTGAAGATGTGATTAAGTACCAATCTGGAAGCATTGATCCTCAGACTGGTAAGCCAGTTGACATTGGTTTGATGATTGCCGCTGAGATGAAGCCATTTGCTGAGTCTGTTCGCAAATTGAATGGCGATAACACTTACTATTCAAAGGCTCTTGAGATTTCAAACAAGGCCAAGATTGGCGCATTGCAGGCTTTGGCTAACGACAAGACATTTGCTCCTACACCAGGTGCTGCTGTGCAAAAGTTCCAGTCTGGTGACTTTGGTAAGCTGACTCCGATCTACAACAGCTTGAGCCAAGAACAAAAGAACGATCTGCGTAACAAAACCATCGGATATTTCTCTGATGTGCAGACTGCTCGTGATATTAATAAACGCGCTGAAGACAATGCAAACGATCAAAGCTGGCGTGTGCTTAGTCTTGAATTGGTCAATCCTGCTACATCAATGGCTCGTCGTGAGGAAATCACAAAGATTGGCGTTCGCATGGGCAAGGTCAATCCAATGGAGGCTGGCAAGTACATGGCTCCAGTTGAGGGTCCAGGTAACTCTACGCTGTATGGTCAGTTGATTGACCAAGTCAACCGCAAGCTGATTACAAGCACTGAAGGCGCTGTCAGATATCAAGATCAATTGTCTGCTCACCAATACACATCATTGGTAAACGCTATCAATAGCGACCAAGGCAAAGATGCTGATTCTATGATTCGTCGTCGTGCTGGCACAAAAGACAATATTTTTGCTACGCAAGATAATCGCGCAATTGAAACTAGATTGTTGTCAATGTACACAACTGAGTTGCAAACATACACACTTGATCCAAATGGTGTCAAGGTTTACAAAACTCCTGTTGAAGCTGCTGAATCTGCTATCAAGCGATATGACTCTGACAAAACAGTTATAGAAAAAGCTAAGAAACAAGAAGATGCAAAAGTTGCAATCCAGACAGCTCTTAAAGAGAGAGGCATTACGATGCCTACCAACTTGCCTGTTGATCAGATTGACTTCACTCAATACAAATCATTAAACAAAGACTTGATTGATGAGTTGAAAAAGAAGCAAGAAGAATACAGACAAAACCAAACTAGATAAGGAACAGCAATGAGCATCGAGCGTGAATTGCTAAAGAACTGGACAGAGACTACTTACCAAGAGCCAGAAGTTCAGCTTGCCGCTGGACCTACTGAGACTATGACTGACACTGGTCCTGCCTTCACAATGCCTGGCATGGGTAAGCGTAGCCAGAAAAGCGAGGTCGGACAGAATCTTCCAGTTGTGGCTGCTGATGTAGCCGCTGGTGCTGGTAAGGGTTTGGTAAGCGGACTTGCTGGTTTTGCTGGTGATATTGAGTCGCTGTATCAGGGTGTCAAGGGAATCATCAATCGTGGTGGTGATGAGACTGCGTTGCAAGGTTTCTTGCGTGGCATGGCTGAAAAGACTATTGCGCCAACTAGCGATGATGTCAGCAAATGGCTTGATGCCAATGTTGGGCCTGTCGTTCCAAAAGATTCAGGCATGAGTCCTGAAATGCAAAAGGCTCGTGAGACTGCCGCTGGCGCTGGTGAATTTGCTGGTCAATTGGCGGCTGACCCAATGGTTATTATCCGAGGCGGTAAGGTTGTGGCTCAAAGCGCAAAGGCTTTGATTCCAAAAGCCGCTGAAATGGTAATCAATGCAACAGAGAAAACTGGTGTTCCTGTCCGTGGATTGGGCGTTGTTGAGGGTCAACAAAATAGACTTATTCTTTCAGACTTGACCAAAACCTTGTTCAAAGAACAGGAAAAAGACGCATCCTATATTCGCCTTAAAAACCCAGTAACTCTTAAAGATGGTGCAAGATTATCTGGTTTTAATGACCCAGCGACCCAAAATGTATTTATTGGATACGACAAGAATGGTGAGTTATTCACTGTCCGCAGGGAGTATATAAATCCAGAAGATGTTGTATCATCTAGGGACAGCAACAAGACAGCAAATTTAGTCCGAGAAGGTCTTAAATATGTGAAAGCTGGAGAGTCTAAATAATGGCTATTGCACCACTCGATCAGCGTCTAAACGAGATGACGCAAGAATCCGCAAACCTGATTCGCAGGGAGGATTTAGCGTCTACTCAGTCGGTTGAACCTGCTGACCCACTTGCTGCACTGGCTCCACAGCCAGAGATGAAAGACCCTGGTGTTCAAGTCGCTGGTCCAGGCGGCTTTGGAAAACTTGTGGAAAAGACTGTCACTGGTGTCAAGGATGTCACTGAGGCTCTTGGCAAACTAGAGATTGGCAAGGTCGCCCCACCTCCACCTACCAAAGCCGCACAGGATGCGGCTGACATTGCTGACTTGCAGAAAGTCACCTCCAATGCGGGTATTGCCACCAAGCCACAAGGCAAGATTGCTGGCAAGATTGAGAAGGCCAAAGAGGGTCTGCCAACACCAGAGCAAGTGATTGCTGAAAAGCCAAGTATGGCTGGCATGACTGAAGCAAAAATACCAGAAGTGCCATTCAATATGCCACTGATGGACACCACAGAGTCAATCAAGCAGACCATGCTTGTGTTGGCTAAGAATGTGGAAACCAAGCGAGGCACATTTGCTGGATGGGAAGAAGCCGCTGATGCCGCTGGATTTGGCTCCAAACTTATTGATGACATTCTTAGTGGTAAGTTAGAAGTAAACCCTGAGAATGTAATCTTGGCAAGCAAGGCACACATTGGTGCGATGGAGCATCTTGACAACCTGCTTACAAAAGTTGCAGAAGGTAATGCAACTGATGTTGAGAAAGCAGAAGCCTTACAAACAATGGCTTTTGCTAATCTGATTCAGCAAGAAGTCAAAGGCTACACAACCAACATTGCTCAATCATTAGCTGCTATGCGTATTCCACGCGAGTCATCAACTGACATTGCAACTTTGATGGAAACATTTGGTAGCCAGACTGACATCACCAAGTTTGCTCAAGCATATCTTGAAGTGAAGACACCTGAAGGCAAGGCTCAGATGATTAAGGAAATGGCTCAAGGCAACACTTGGGAAAAGATGTTCACTGTCTATGTGAACAACATCCTTGGTCTTGGCTCTGTCGTTAAGAACACATTGTCAAACACAGTATTCATGCCTTGGCGCATGGGTGAGCGCACACTTGCTTCAGCAATTGGCTCTGCTCGTACTGCTGTTGGCTTGGGTGCTGAAGAAGCCTACTTGTTTGGTGAAGTGCCAGCAATGCTGTCGTCTATTCCTACTGGCCTGAACAGTGGCTGGCAGATGATGGCTCATGCTTGGAATACTGGTGTGCCAAAAGGTTGGGCTGATCCAACCAAGATTGCTCGTCAACAATCTCGCATGGAACTGTTCAACACCAAGGCTGATGGCTCATTGCTGTCTACTGCCATCAAGGGTATGAACTTTGTGACGACACTGCCAGGTCGCAGTTTGATGGCCACTGACGAATTCTTCAGGGCTACCAACTACACAGCAGAAATGACTGCTGAAGCCTACCGCATTGGCACACGCACATACGATGATGTGCTGAAAGCTGGTGGAACTGCTGATGATGCTGACAAGGCGCGTAAAGCGGCTATTGACAACTTCATGCTTGAGCCACCAGACTATGTGGCCAAGATTGCTGACAAAGGTATCTTTGCTCAGAAGATGGAAGGCATGGCCGCTGACCTGCAAAACATCAAGCCAGACAGTGCCGCTGGATTTGCCGCTCGTTCACAGATTCCATTCGTTGCTGTTCCTGTCAATGTGATGGGCGAGACTGTTGCTCGTACTCCACTTGGCGTATTTAGCAAAAGCCTTTGGACTGACCTTGCAAAAGGCGGCACAAAAGAGAGCGACATGGCATTGGCCAAGATCGGCATGGGAACTGCTGCTCTGTCTACATTCAGCACAATGGCTGTCAATGGCTCAATCACAGGCTCTGGTCCTGGCGACAAGGCTATGCGTCAAGGCATGGAGCGTCAGGGCTGGCAGGCATACAGCATGGTGTTTGACATGGCTGACATTGATGAGCCTATCCGTCAAGCATTGTCTAAATTGCCTATGGCCACAACTTATGGTTCTGGCGATTACAAAGGCAAGGTGTTTATATCGTTTCAAGGCTTGGAGCCTGTTGGCGCTTTGATGGGTATGTCTGCTGATTACGCAGACTATGTTCGTTACGAGCAAGATGACAGCCGAATCAACGCATTTGCTGGTGGTATGGCTTTTGGTTTTGCAAACTACATGATGGAGCATCCATTCCTGACTGGTGTTTCAAACATTGCTACTTTGATGGGTGGACACATTCCAAACAACAAAGAGAACTTCATCAACCTGATTAACGGCATTACCAAGACAGCAACATATACAGTTGGCAAGTCAGTGACTCCAATCATTGAGAGCCGCACATCTGTCAGCATCAAGGAAAAAATCGACCCAACTCGTCGTGACTACGCCGCTGATCCTAACTTGCCTGCTGGTTTGAAGGGCATGATGGAAGCTGTTAACAAGCTGAAGTCTGAGACACCAGGTTGGTCTGATTCATTGCCACCAAAGTTGAACTACTGGGGTGAGCCAGTTGAATACGAAAACACATGGTCGCCATTGCGTATCTCTGAAGGCAAGAAGCGGCCAATTGACCAAGCCTTGATTGAGCTTGGCGCAGTACCATCAATGCCTGCTCGTGTTGTCAGCATGAAAGACCCAAGTACAGGTATACCTGCTGATACTAAACTGACTTCTCTTGAATACAACCGACTTCTTGAGATTGCCAATGACAAGAAGGGTTTGAACCTTGAAGGTCAACTAATGTCTATGGTTGATTACATCAAGCCAATCTATGACAAGGCAAACAAATATCATTACCAAAAGGCAATTCAAAATGTTGATGATGCTGTCTTTGGTAAAGCCAAAGAATTGCTGTTGCAAGACCCCAAGTTTGGTCCTGCAATTCGTAAGCGGGTTGAAGAAAAGGCCGCTAAACTTAAACAATACGGAATGGGAGCTAAGTAATGTCGTATCCAATCTCTGATGTAACTCGACGAGTCGTTTACTCTGGCTCTGCTGGTACTGGTCCATATAGCTTCAGCTTTGAAGTTCTGGCCAATACCGACATTGCCGTGTATAAAAACACGACTTTGTTGACATTGACAACAGATTACACAGTAACAATTAACTCAAATGGTACTGGATCAGTAACTCTTGTATCTGCTGCTACTGGTAGCGACAACATCACATTGGTTGGTGATCGTTCAATTGAGCGCTCGACAGACTTTGTGACTGGTGGTGACTTGTTTGCCAACAGTTTGAATGATGAGTTTGACAGCTTGGTTATCTTCTCACAGCAAGTGAAAGAAGAAGCTGGTCGTGGACTCAAGGCTCCAGTCACTGATCCAACTGATGTCAACATGACATTGCCAGTTAAGGCTACTCGCAAAGGTACTGTGCTGGCATTCAATGCGACTACTGGTGACCCAGAGGCAGGACCATCAATAGCTTCTGTTACTACTGTTGCCGCGCAATCTGCAAACATTAACACTGTTGCCGCCAACATTTCTAGCGTCAACACTGTTGCTGGAAATAACAGCAATGTGACTACTGTTGCTGGTATTTCTGGTAATGTAACGACTGTTGCTGGTATTTCTTCTAATGTGACAAGTGTTGCTGGTAACGCTACAAACATCAACACAGTTGCTGGCATTTCTGGCAATGTGACTACTGTTGCTGGCATCAGCGCAAATGTGACCACTGTGGCTGGCATTTCTTCAAATGTCACAACTGTTGCTACAAACAACACGAACATCACTACTTGCGCGACAAACATTTCTGCAATCATTGATGCACCAAACCAAGCATCTGCCGCCGCCGCAAGTGCCGCTTCTGCCGCCGCTTCTGCCGCATCTGGAATGTACTCAGCAGTGCAAGACAAGAGCGCAAACTACTCAGTAGTGGCTGCTGATGCTGGTGACTTGATTCGTGTGACTACAACTTCTGGCGCTCGTACTATCACATTGCCTGCAATCGCTGGCACTGGAATTGGTGATGGCTTCAAGATCGCCATTGTGAAGTGGACTGGTGATGGTAATGCTGTTACTGTGTCACGCTCAAGTAGCGACACAATCAATGGTGCAACAAGTTATTCGCTTGGCAACCAATACAGTTCAGCTACATTTGTTGCTGACGCTGAGACAAACCAGTGGTTTGCTGCGGCTTCTGGCCTTGGCACTACAAATGCCAATGTTGACTCATTCAGCGGAAATGGTAGCACTACTGCTTTCACACTGTCTGGTGATCCTGGTAACGAGAACAATACTGCTGTGATGATTAGCGGTGTGTATCAGTCAAAGGCAACCTACTCTGTATCTGGCACTACGCTGACATTTAGCACTGCTCCTCCATCTGGCTCAAGCAATATTGAAGTTGTATGGAACTCGCCATTGGCTATTGGTGTTCCAAGTGATGCGACTGTGACTCCAGCCAAGCTGTCTACTGGTGGCCCATATTGGAATAGTTCTGGAAACTTAGGTGTTGGTACTACAAGCCCTGTTTCTCCGTTGACTGCTGCAAGAGGTAATGTAACTGGTGCTGGTCAATGGGCTTCTTCTGCAATTGCAGTCTATAACCCGACAAACATTGGCTCTTACTCTCAGATTGCATTTGGTTATACAACAGGAACTACCAATGCTGCTGCCTATATTGGCTTTGTTTCAACCAACCAAGGCTCTAATGGTTATGGTGATTTGGTATTTGGTACAAGAGCAGTAAACACCGATACACAGCCGACAGAACGCGCCCGTATCGACTCCAGCGGTAACTTGCTGGTGGGGACTACATCGTTAAACTTTGGTTTAAAAGGGTCTGCTCATTATCAAACAGGTTTGATTGAGGCGACTGTTGCTGGTGCGGCCTGTATGAACATAAACAGACTCACAGACGATGGGATTTTATTCGGCTTCTATCAAGCCAGCACATTAGAAGGCAACATTTCAGTTTCAGGAACGACTGTTTCATACAACGGCGGTCACTTGGCTCGTTATGCGCAGACTATCGAAGCTAAAGACGAATCACTCAAGAAAGGCACTGTTTTGTCCAACTTGGATGAGATGAACACCTACACAGACGCTGAAGGAAATGCTGTTGATAACGAACAGCTTAACAAGGTCAAAGTCTCTGATGTTGAAGGTGATGCTAATGTTGCTGGTGTGTTCGTTAACTGGTCGCATGATGAAGACCACAATGTAGACGAAATCAACATGGCTATGACAGGCGACATGATTATTCGCATCGCTCAAGGAACTACTGTTGCCCGTGGTGATTTGCTGATGTCTGCTGGTGACGGTACTGCCAAGCCTCAAAATGATGACATTGTTCGTGCCAAAACAATCGCTAAAGTAACTTCAACCCATGTAACTTGCACATACGAAGATGGTTCTTACTGTGTGCCTTGCGTTTTGATGGCTTGCTAAAAGGAATATTATGACAATCACTTGGAAAATCAATAACCTAGAACGCCAAACCTCTGATGGTCTTGTAACAGTAGTGCATTGGGGTGCTTCAGCGACTGAGGCTAGCAATGACCCTGAGAAGCCTTACAGCGCAGGTGTTTACAACACACAAGCCATAGAGCGCGATGGTGACTCATTCGTGAACTACGACACCCTGACTGAACAAACAGTTCTTGGTTGGTTGTGGACTAAGATTGACAAAGAAGCTGTCGAGGCTGCTTTGACAGCCCAAATTGAGGCTCAAAAAGCACCAGTAACCGCTAACGGCTTGCCTTGGGGTGAGTAATGGCAACTATTGACGCAACAGACGCTCGTCTGTCTACGCATGAAGAAGTGTGTGCGATGCGTTATGAGTCTATTAACAAGGCTCTAGAGCATGGCGAAAAGCGCATGACTAAGATTGAATATCTGCTTTATGCGGTGATGGCTGTTGTGCTGCTCGGCCCTGGTGTTGGGGCTGAGTTCTTCAAGAAACTTCTGGGGATTTGATATTGACCCGATTTCTGCAATGCTCATGCTGTCAAGCGCACTCAAGGGCATACGCTCTTGTTGCGAAATGTTGTCAGAGGGCAAAGCTGAGATACAAAGGATAAAGAAGGGCGTAGAAGATGCAAAGGCTATCGTCAAGGATGTTTCTGGATTCTTTGGTTGGCTTAAAGGTCTGTTCGGTGGCTCACCTGATGAGCCTGTCAAAGTTGAAGCAAAACCAGTAAAGGCTAAGAAAGATGAATATGTTGATTACATCCCTGATGAAGATGCTGTAATTGACCAATTCATTCGCCATGTTGGAGACTTCTTTAAGGCACAAGCCTATTTGGTAGCCTATAAAGAGGATTTAGAAAGAAAGGTCTTTAGTTCGTCACATGGAGACAATAACATTGGCGCATTGGAACTTATCTCGATTGAGACAAAGTTGGTCAAGTGTGGTGCGGAACTGAGGGAGTTGATGAACGAGGCTCCTGCTCAACTCGGGCCTTTGTATAGTCGTTATAAAGCGATGTACTCTAAGATTCTTGATGAGCAAAAGAAAGCTAGGGAAAGGGACAGAAGAAACGAAAAGCAAAGGCGCATAGACCAAATTAAGACGGAGAATGACAGGGTTGACCGCTGTGTTCCGCATTGGGTAACGCTTGGGCTAATCATTATCTTTTGGGTGTTTGTATGGCTAATATCGCAGAGTACGATGCAAAAATCTACTTTTGGGGGATGGTCTTATTCGCCACAGTTAGTTTTATCGCACTCCCTGCCGTTGCCTTTATCTATCTCGATAACAAAATTCTCTCTGAGCAAATGAAGGCAGACAGAAAGAAAACTGAGCAACTGAAACAGAAACTTGAAGAACAACTGAAAGAGGTAAAGCGTGAGACTCCTATCAATCCTAATCCTGATGGCGCTAGTGGGGTGCGAGGACAGATACAGATATACCTGCCAAAACCCCGACAAGTTCAATTTACCTGAGTGCCAAAAGCCTCGGTGTTTGTTTACCCAGACTTGCCCAGAATATTTAGTTGCCCCTATCTTGGAGAAGAAAATTGAACAACCCCAACCAGCAGCCTCTCAGTCCAGCGGAAATTGAGATCAGGGTGTGGGCCTTCGTGGTCGGCATCGTGACTGTCATCTTAGCTGGCATTGTTTTCTTCATGCTGTATAGCGTGACCTTTGTGACTCAGCCTATCAAGTCAATGGCTCCTATTGACCAGGGCTACCTCAAGATGTTGAACGACATTGTTCTTCTGATTGTTGGTGGCATTGGTGGGGTGATGACCAAGCGTTCTGTCGGTGCTGTTGCCAACAACTTAGGCACACCACCTGAAGCACCAAAGGGAGACACCACGCCCCCAAAGCCAAGTGACCCATCAGGTGCATTGCCTGTATGGGTCAACCCTGAACTAGATGAATCGTGGACCCCACCTCCACCACCTACAACACCAGCCAATCACCTTGAATCTGACCATGAGCGTGAGGAATTGGCACAAGCTAGGGCTGAACAGAAATGATAAATCCTTGGATGATTATTGGTGGCATCTGCATCGTGCTTGGCACATACAAGTATGGCGTTCACTCTGGTTACAAAGAGCGTGATGCTGAGATGCAGGCAGAGATTGCACGACTCAATGACGAGTCACGCCAGAAAGAACAGAAGCTGGCACAGGACTTGAACAACACATCTTCACAACTTTTGGAGGCCAACAATGCCATTAGTCAAAAACAGTCTGCTCTTGATCGCGCTATCAGTGCTGGCAGGGTGCGCCTCACCTCCTCAAGTTGCGT